TTTTAATTTTTCAACATCTTCTGTTGAAGGCAATCTGTTAGCAGTTACTCCTAAGTCTTTCATTACTTTTTCTATTTGAGCAGGAGTGGCTTTGCCGGGAATCATAACTCGAACTGTTCCATCAAAAGCATAAGCATCTTTAGAGGTTACAAAACGAATGGCTGTTCCATCAGAACGAAAAGCAGTATAAGTATTAGAACTTAAATCCGTATTAACAAAAGCAGGACCAGGAGTTCCGTCTGTTCTGTATTGTTTCCTAATAAAAATAAATCGCTCATCGGTGCTCTCTGGAATATGATTAAAAGTAACTTCTTTTTTTATCTTTCTATCGATAACCAAAATACCTCTTGCTTTATCCCATTTGCCATCATCTTTAGCAATAGACCGTTCTACTTCTTGGCTTAATCTTGTTTTAGCGCCAGAAGTTAGTTTCATTCTTACTTCCGTATGTGCCGTTCCATTAAAAATAACTGATTCAGCGGTTACATTTAAGTTCTCTATTTGTCCTGCATCGTATTGAAAAGTACTTAGTCCTGAAGCCTTTGTTTGAGTTTCGCTCAATGCTTGTTCAGGTGTTCTTAAATTACCTATTGGAATGGTTGGTAGTAATGGAATTGGTAAATCGATAATCGGTGGCGCAATCTTTGCAGGCGGCATAAAGGATTGAGCCAACTTAGAGTCAGGTTCTAGTAATGAAATAGAACAACGACACATAATATGAGCAGGAGGATTAAAGACTCCATTAGGGAAAGGTTCATTCCATACAGTTGATTTACCATTCATTGGCATACAAATATCACAAGTGCGTTCGTCTGTTGAAGTGCTCCATCGCTTCATAGACTTTGGGTGCGCCCAGCCTTGTTCTATGGATTGCTGGAAACCTAAATACCTTCCGTGATTTTCTGCCATAAGTATTTCTTGGCGAGCAATCATATTGGCTCGATACTTAATCATTTTTTTGTATTGGCGCTCGCCCATAGCAAGTCTTTGAGCGGCAGTTATTTTTCCTGCTCTTACTTGTTCATCTAAGTTATCTATAAACTTACCAAAACTAATTGCTTGTCTATCGTTTAAACCGATAACGCTTCTCAACTTTCGAGCGGTGTCGTAAACAGTTACATTTTTAGTAAAGGCTTCGGCAACAGTTTCACGAATAATGTTTCTTGTTGTATCAGTAACGGCAGTAACTAACTGTGCAGATTGATTCTTAGCCCACTCAATAGTTCTAGGGTCTGTGAAATCAAAGCGACCTCTGAATCCAACTTTAGGAAAACCAGTACCAATGTTGTCTTGTATTACTTGACCAAAAGTTCCGGCGGTTGAGTTAATCATTTCAGCACTTGCATCCCAAGGAAAGGCTTCAACAACTCTTTCGATATTGCGAGCATCTAAGGCTTCAGATACAGCGTTAGTCATAGCGGCATTTCTTAAGTCGCTATCGTGGGTACGAATAATCCGCGCCACTTCTTGTTCCATTGGAGTTAAAGGAACATTAGGGCGTGGGTCGTCTTGGTCTCTTGCCTTTATTACGAAAGGCATTTAATCCACCATGTTCTCCGCTGGAGGCAAGGAAGCCTGTTCACGAAGATAAGCCTCCAACTTTTCATCAGGCATAAGTGCGCCTGCGCCCACAAGTTTCTGTACATAGTCGCCAAGTTCTCCCAAATCAACTGAAGATATTTGACCGTAAGTTAAGTAAGGCATTAGTTCTGGGTTCATGCCATTTAACTTTAAAAGTCTAGGAATTGCATATTGGTTCATAACCTCAGCAATAGATTTAGCAATAGCCTCTACGCTCATTGTCCATAAGTCCATCTTTTGTGAACCTAAAGCAAACGAACCAACCTTTTCGTGACCAAGAAGAATAAAGTCAGAAAGAACAGACATAGCAATTCTTTGGTCATAACGAGAAATAATTTTATCTGTATCAAACTGCCGAGAGCCGCCTGAAGATAAAAGTTCTAATGAGAACATTTCGTTATTGTTCTCGTCATACATCATTGGGAAGATAACGCCTTCTTGTTCATTTCGTTTAATGTTCTGAACAATTTGAGTTATCTCCGCTAACACCGCTTGTTGTGCCGCTGATGCACCGCTTGAAAGATACTCAGGTGGAACCTTTGCAACAGGTAATCCAGCAAGGTCGCGTTCAATTCCAATTGCTTCAATTTCTTCGATACGGCGCTTGTAATACCAAGGGCGGTAACAGTTACGAAGTAATGAACGGCCTTCAGGATTGTTTTTGTTTACGGTTGTTCTAAATAACAAACCTTTATCCATAGGGATTTCTCTAAAGCCGCCACCAGTTGGGTCAATTTGACGGAAGCCTTGAATACCGCCTTCTTGGTCCATCATCCAGTTGTTTAAAGTTTCTTGTGCGCGGACAGGAAACTTGCGCCAACCAATCTTTCCATCAGAATACTTTGAACGGCTCTTAGGGTCTTCGGTATCGCCGCCTCGTTTTTTATAAACAATTTCGTGAAATGAAAATCCATAAATTAACATTGTAAGAATTGAGGCAAGTGTTTGGTCCCAAGAGTCGCTCATATCTTCTAAGCACTCATCTACAAAGTTTGCTAATTCTTCTGCTTCAGGTGAATCGTCAAATGGGTCAATACGCCATTCAAGACGAAGGATTACTTTTTCTATTGAGTAAAGAATCGAACCAATAACAGGGTCGTTATCTGCCATCTCTCGATAGACAAGAAGTCCTCTACGACCTCGAAGTGCATTAAGGAATTCTTCTGTAATGAAGCCGCCGCTTCGGCGCAGACCAGTAGTACCTAATTCATTTAAGTCAGGTTTTGGCATAGTTGAATCCTACTCGCTTGGCTTCGTCATCTTAGAGATTAAGGATAGTGCCTCGTCAGAAGAAAAACCCCCTTCGAGTAGCGATTTATAGATTTCGTGCAATCTAATTGCCGATACCACGAGGGGGGTTAATTCTTCTGATTGGATGTCCATATTACGAAAGGATAACATTCCTTCCGCGATTAACTTTCTTAAAAAGGAGGAATGTCGTCAGATGGCGAGGTTGCCCAACCGCCACCTTTAACAGTTACACCTTTGTTCCAAGGATTATCTTCTTCGACTGCATTCTTAACAGTAGCGACTCTTTGTAGTTTAGCGGTGGCTCGAGATAATGAAACGGCTACCTTTGTAGCAGTTACTTCCATTCGAGAACGCTTCTCTCCTGTTTTTTTATCTTCCCAAGAGGTTGTGTAAGCCTTTCCGAAAACAATTACTTCATCGCCTTTACCGATTGAGTCGGCGACATATTCGGCTTGCTTATCCCAAACAATAATGTTCCAAAAGGTTGGGTTCTTTGAATCCCAATTACCTTCAGGAGTTTTAAATCTTTCAGCAGTTGCTACTGAGAACTTCGATACGGCTTTGCCTTGTGGAGTGAACTTAAGTTCTACATCGGCAGTTAGATTGCCAACGATTGTTACTGGTACGGACATTTGTTTCCTTTTCTTCTAGCGAGATAGTGCCGAAGCACGATTAGTTGGGTAAGAAGTGAGCGAAAGCCTTCATTAATTTATAAGGCTCAATCTCATCTCTTTTTTGTATTACCTTTCTTTCTTTTTCATCTGTGCCGCCCCATATACCTTCAACATCTGTCCCGAGTGCATAAGAACGACAAGCCGACTGTACAGGGCAGGTGCGACAAAGTCCTTTAGCGATTTCAGTAATCTTTATAAAGTTGTTATTTCGTTCAGGAAAGAATAATTCAGGGTCGGTTATTGCACAAGGTTCATAACCAGTTGTTGGTGGATAGGGAGGCGGTGATGACTTCACAAATTGCGTCCGAGCCACATAACAAAGATAAGGGCGAACGGAACGATTAACAAAATTGGACTGTATTGCTCAATTCCGTTATTGAGATACGAATACATTGAGCCGACACCAATTCCCATTAACTATTTCCAAAGGAAAGTCATTATTACCAACCCAAGATAAACTCCGACTACACCTGCGATTCCGGCGGCGGTTGGTGGTGCTGGGATTGGAAACTTTAATAATGTAAAGAGGGAACCAACTGCGATACCTGTTACAAGGCTAAGAATTATCGCCTTCATTTTGTACTCCTTGGTCTATGTAATGTTGCATTGTGCAAGTATCAATTGCGTGTTGCAACATTCCATTCTTTCGCCAGATTGGTAAATCAGGCTCCGAGTGAGTACTGAACCACATATTTCCTTCGCTGTCCATCCATTCGCTTGTTAAAAGCCAAGAAATGCACATGGCGCCATCTTTATCAAGAAGGGTCGCAAGACCTTGAACAGCATTTGAGACCGCGTCTAGTTTAAGTTCTGATTCGTCAGCCATAGCGACCCCCCTTGTAGTTATAGAATAACTTACTTATCTAATTTAATCCGTTTTTGACGATTGTCAATGATGTCACAAACTACACACTCTTGGTCGCCATAAAGCCATTCCCCACACTTACAACGAAAGACTTTTGAATCAACCATGGTTGGGTTTTAATGTTTCTGATAATGCCATCATTACTGATACGACAAAAGGTTGCATTTCTGAGGGTTCTACTTGTGTGGCTAGAAAGTTAATATGTTTGCTAACAGACTTAAGGGCGGCTTCTGCTTCTTCAATATAGGAAATCTGCACAGTTGGCGGCAATTCTTCAAAGTGTGGAAGTCCGTCTTTACCAGCGTATTCATAGATAGAACGAGCAACATCGTGAACGATAAATGGAATAGCCATGAACTTATTTTACAGCCTTTTTCTTTATAATCGGTTTCTTTTGAGTATGAAAAGTA